AAAAAAACTGGGATTTAAAACCCAATAGGACGAACATTTTTTGTTAATTGGGAATCTAATCCCAAAATACGATGGATTTCAACAATGCCTTTGGAACGATATACACTACAGTATAACTGACCATCGACAATATCTATGTCTTCTACCTCGAAATTCTTTGGCAGTTCAACCATCGTCTTTACATTATTAAATGTATCATAGATTACAAGATGTGTCAAGGTTGTAAAAATAATATTATCTAAAAACACAAAAGCACCATTATTATTAATATCTTCGTTTTCACAATCAAGTTCATATTCACGAACGAACTGCGGTTTATTATCGTTTGCCACGCATTTATATTCTTGAATTAAACGAATGTTCTTCTTGTATGGTCTAATGGATACAAACTTGTGCGTGAATGGGTCATACGCTACGTTAAAGACCTTGTATGGCATTTTTATTTCTTCTTTGACTGAGAGGTCTTTGGCATCCAAAGCCGTCAACAAGAAGCCATCTATTGTTGCATTTGTGGTATATATCACATCGGTATCACGCCGATATGTTAACGTATTCATGTGACCAAGGCGTGGTCTATCGTTAAAGTGATAGTTGATAGTGATTGAGCCATCGTAGCTAATACGGAAAATATCTTGGGTTTTATTATCACTAGAGATTGTAGCCAAGATAAATTGCTTACGTTTTGTATCCCAGCAAAATCCTTGACATTGATTTACTGGGTCAAACAACATTACTCTTGTGATTAATTCTGTTTCAAGCATGACATATTCTCTAATTTTTCAGAACCAAAGGTATTAACCCATTTCATTGAACCATCGTCTAACCATTCGTATACAGACATAAAGTAATGTGGACTATCGTATTCGTTATCAAAGATACTAATTGAGTTTACATATTCTTGTGTTTCGGAATACAACAGAAACTTCTCTTGCATATCTTTGTTAAACAACTCTAAGATTTCTGGGAAATCCTTGGGTGAGTCAACAAATTCAAAAAACGCAACAACATTCGTTGTTTGTTTGACAACTTCATTGTAAACACTTTCGATGTCTTCATCATCCAATTTATTCAACGTATCATACCAATGTTGGTTATCTTGTAAGCGTTGGTCTACTTCGGATTGTAACTGTAGACATTTTTGTTTGGCATCATCAAATGTTTCATACATATATTCAATGTCTTCATGGTAATCTTCCCATTGTCCACAACCGTATTTAACCATATACAATGTTTTCATCTATGAAACCTCCATTACAAAATCATGGAACGACATAAAGTCTTTAAAGTCGGTAGACGTATGTGTCACAGTATTATCTACCGTAATTTTATACCCAGCGTATACATGGATGTTATACAATGTATCACCAATGGTTAACTCCACAGGATTATTAATCGGTTCTACAAAATTGAACATCTGATTGATATGAAACAATTTATCTGATGTTATTTTATCCATTGCTTTCCTCCGTTAATGTTGCCATGGCTACATATTCATCATGATGTGGCTTGCGTTTCAAATACTTAATGTATTCATTGAACGCACCGATGTTACTGAATTGGTTGATACAATTGGTTGGAACATCGTCTAAAAAACGAATGGAAATCCATCCATTGTCAAATTGTGTAATAAACCGATACCCATTCACGGTATACTCTTTGTTAATCATTGAAGACACACAAGTGCCATCTAATAGTGCATATCCCATTGTTTACCCAGCTTTCTTAAAACCACAACGATTTCTGACTTTGCCTTTGCGGTTGACACAACAACGCAAACATAATTTACACGCATAATTATATGGTGGTTCACAATACATTGGTCGTGCATCAATCCACTTTTGTTTTCTTATTCCGATTCTTTTCGGTAGATTGTCGTATTTACTCATCATTTTTCGGATACTTGACAACACGCACGTTTAAATCTGGTGCGTACTTATTGATGTCTTCCCTTGTTTTTAACAATGCTTTACGACCAGTCGCATCACACTCTGGATTATCAACCGCCAATGCAAACGTAATATCACCGTTGTATCGCTTTTGCAACTCCCAGAGCAAACCAATCTGGTCTTTTGTAAGTCGTCCACCAAGATACCCAACACATGGAATACCCTGTTGGTGTGCAGACATGACATCAAGATACCCCTCGGCAACATGAAGTACACCATTCGGATGCAACATTTTAACCGCACGATGGTAATTAAACAACAGTTGCCGTTTAACGAATACATCGTCTTCTTTGGTATTCTTATATTTTGGTTCATTTGTTTCTTCCAATCTTCTCTTGGAAAAACCAACGATACGACCATAGGCATCTTGAATTGGAATGACGATACCAGACGATTGTACACCCAAGAAACCACCCTTGTCATAGCCAATCAGAAAATCTTCCAATGTATCATCGTTAATACCTCGTTTGACATTCATGTATTCACGAACGGCATCAACCGCTTTATGATACTTCATGGCAATTTTGGTATTCTGACCAACAATGCTTTTCTGTTTTTGATACACAGGGTCGTCCGTTGATACCTCGTACTTTTCTGCCAAGGCTTCAACCGCTTGATAGAATGGTAGACCCTCTACCTCTGCGTAGAAACCGATTGCATCACCAGATGAACCACATTTATGACAGTAGTATCTATCGCCAAGGATGCAAAACTCTGTTGGATTATCTCCGTGACATATTGGACAAGTACCCCTTGGGATTTTACCACCGTTTCGTGATAGAGTGGTGTATTCCTCGACTAACTCCTGTAGGTCAATCTTGTACTTTAAGGTTGAAATTGTATTCATCTGGATATTCCTCCTGTAGAGTTTTTAACTGGTGCTGCAATTCATAGTCAATAGATGGGTCAATACAACATTTTAAATCATACAGTTGACTGACTGCCGTTCTTACCGAGATAATATCTTTATCTTGACACACTTGTTTGAATGGAATGTATTTTGGTACATTCTCAATGTGTGTAACAAAGTGTTGTTCTCCAGTACTATCAAGGTTATAAACGGACGTATGGTCATACAAGAACAATGTATCCTTTGGATTGTATGGCTCTTGGTAGATATTCGCCAGCTTGATTAAAGCATCATACAAAGTGTATATCGCTTGGGATATATCTTCGTTGACTGTAAATATCTTGTCTAAGAACTCATATCTGTTTTGGTAAAAGTCTTCAACCGATATAATTCCATCTGGAAGAACATCATTAATACCAATGAACGTATAATCAGTTGCCCTACGTGTCCATGCGTTTTTATCGTTTTCCAATACCAGCCAGCCATCTTCCGTTTTCTGTATGGAACTGATATGGTTTATCCGTATAAACTCCAACAGGTGTATTAGATTATGTCTGACAATCGTTGCCGTTGTCAGTTGTAGTCGAATAAATGAATCCATGTTACGCCCCCCAATAATTTATATCGCTTGATTCCCATAGTTCTCGTTCTGTGGTAATCTTGCGTTTTTTGTGACCGAATACAAATGTACGATTCCGATTATGGTCAACAATGAACAAATACGTTGTGATGCATCGCTTGTACCAACCGAATGAACAGTTGTCAGAATTTAGAGTATGTGACTCGACACGTCCATTCAAGGTCAATCTAAGCAGAGAACCAACGGTAAACGCATCAAAGATAACAACTGCTTTTGGTTCTTTCAATGAAGTCAAGATGTCTTCCTCTTTCGTGCAGTTCAAGGTATACCAAAATCTAAACAGTTTCTTTCGTCTAATTAGACCATTGACGGTTAATCGCTTGATGTATCGTTTGGGTTTTGGTTGTTGTTTGTTTACGACCAAGAACCCAAGTTGTTTAACTTTACGCATTATCATCAAACCATTTATTCAAGTCAAAGGCTTGTCGTTCACGAATGACCGTATTCGTATTCTTCTTGGCAAACTCTTTAGCATTAAGTTCGTTTGCTGCAATGAACACATCGGTAAGCGACATTTCTTTCTTCTCTAGTGTGTCCATGTACTTGTACAGTTTTAGCATCGAGTTTTCGTCAATCTGCATGAAGAACGAACGAACTTTAAAGAACTCGGAAGACGGTTTGCCGTTATGGAACGCACCATTGGTTGTACATTTCTTAAAGTACATCATGGCAAGTGTCCATGCTTTCTTCTTAAAGTCCTTGTCGATAAAATTTTGTGCCGTCATTGTATGACCTCCTTTCAATTTCTTTCCGACTTGATACACATATATTGTACCATACGTAAATGGACAAGTCAACACAAATTATTATCTGACTTGTAACAACCGCCAAGGGCGGTTACGGCTTTGCCGTTTTCTCCAGTTTCGTGTTATCTTTTGTATTTCTGAACGTAAGTGAAGAATACAAAAGATAACCAAACAAGTATTCACTTATGTTTTAACCCTAGGAGCATACCTTAGGTATGGACATAAGTTTTAAACCTAGGTGAAAAACATAAGAGAGAAAACCCTTGTATGAAACTTTTGTTTGCCCCCTAGGAGTTAAACTATAGTATTTTCTTATGTTTTAAACTTAGGTTTGATAGGGTATCACAAAAGTCTAATTTTGTCAAGGGATTTTCTTATGTATTTTTATGAATTTTTATTGTATGTTTTACACGGAATATACAACCATTGATTGAACGCCAAAAGACCCAAGCCGTATTTGACTTGGGTTGATTTTGGTTCTCAATATTCAGTTGTAGACTAAAGTGTTTCTTTTGTTAGAATGGGATGTCTTCGGAAGTGTCAAATGTGTCACTCATGGAAGAACCATAAGAGCCAACATCTTCGGATGCAGAACCACCGAAAGCACCACCAGCACCACCAGTCACAAGGTCGATGACTTGAATACCTTTAAGTTTGAGAGATACACCGTACATCATAGCAGTTTCGTATGGACGTACACCAATCCAAAGGGCAATCTTAGAGCCACTCCAGATAGCAGTCTTTTCGTCCATTGGTTTTTTATCACCGTCAACCAAACGTACCACATTATCATGTGTGTTACCATCTTTGTCGGTGAACTCAACTTGCGTAGATGCCTTTAATTGGTATCCGTAATCTTTTTTCTTGGTCAATGTAAAGGTTGGACGGTCTGTTTCTTTACCGTTTTCTTCACGTTGTTTGCAAGTGTTAGAAGACTCCCAGATTTTAACCAACTTTTCTTTCAAAGCTTCTGCATCTGCATCATCCAAATGCATTGTCACCGTGTACTTGCGACCACCAGCGAAGTCGTCAATAACTCCATTGATTTTCACAAACACAGATTCACCAACAGGTGTCATTACATCAGTAATCTTGTCAAGTGGTTTTTCTTTTGCCATATTCTTTTGTTCCTTTTCTGTGGAAAAATACTTCTGCGGTAAAACTTTCCGCACTTGTATTATCGCACAAGTTGTGGTATACTGTCAATAGTGGATTTAGAAATTTACAAAAGAATTTTGTAACAGGAGGAAATATGGCAGATAACTTTATTCATACGCATCTGCACTCACAGTTTTCAAACTATGGTATGAAAGATGCAATTAGTTCTGTAGATGGCATTATCCAGCGTGTACACGAATTGGGGCAACGAGGATTTGCCTTGACTGACCACAATGGTTGTTCTGGATTGATTGACACATATGTGCATCTACAGAAATACAACAAAAAGCATGGTACGGATTTAAAACTGTTGATGGGGTCAGAGTTGTATTATACGTATGATGTGACCATCAAAGACAAATCGTATTCACATATATTATTTCTTGCGAAGAACCAAGTTGGTCTTGAAAATCTATTTAAGTTGACAACGGAAGCACATCGACATTATTATTATAAGTCAAGAATTGATTTAGATATTATACGCAAGTACTCCGAGGGTTTAATCTGTACATCGGCTTGCATGGGTGGATGGCTAAAGGGTGACAATAGAGAATCTCTGATTCCCCAGTTCAAAGACATCTTCGGTGACGACTTGTATTTTGAAATACACACGTATCAACATGAAGACCAAAAGCGTTTTAATGCAATGGTGGCAGAGATGGGTGCAAAATATGATGTTCCATTGATTGCCGCTTGTGATTCTCATTATGTCTATGAAGAAGATTACGCACTCCATAAGGCTTTCCGTGGTCGCTCACAAGATGATGATGAAGACCAATACTATGCAAGCAATGACTTCTTTATCCAATCGGAAGCACAGGTGTTTGACCGTCTGTATCCACAATTCGGTACAGAAATGGTAGAAACAATGGTTGAGAATACCAATGTTATTTTTGACAAATGTAACGCACAGGTTGATTTCAACCTTGATGTGTACCCTAAGTATGTTAAAGATGGCGATGTAAAACCTGTGTTTTTACAGGCGTTGCGTGACGGATACAAACAAAAGATTATCGGCAAAGTAACACCAGAGTTTAAACAGCGTGTTGACGAACGTGTGTTACACGAGATTGACATTCTGGAACAAGTTGGGTATATGGACTATTTGTTGATTACCAAAGATATTCTCGATGCTTGTCGTGAACGTGATATTCCAGTTGGTCACGGTCGTGGTTCAGTAGGCGGATGCGAGTGTGCATATTTACTCGATATTACATCTTTGGATGCTATTACGAACAACTTGTATTTTGAACGGTTTGCAAACCCAAACCGTATATCCCCGGGTGACATCGACAACGATTGCTCTAAGGTACGCAGAGGAGAAATCATCCAATACCTCGAAGAAAAATACAAATATGTCTACCAATGCCGCACATTTTCATACATGAAAGCATCTGGTGCCTTAAAAGAAGCTGCACGTTGTTTAAACATAGACCATACAATCGCAGATGCATACTCGAAGAAAATCAAGGATGTTTCATTTGATGATGATGAAGATTATCACGATAACGACCTAGAGTATGCCAAACTTGACCATGTAAACGATGGCAAGCACCCAGAGATGTTTGCTCTGGCAAAACAACTAGTTGGTATCATGACTGGCTTTGGGAAACACGCATCGGCAGTTATTGTTTCAAACCAAGATATTACCAAGTACTGCTCTTTAGAGATGCAAAAAGATTCTAAAACAAAAGAAGAAACATTTGTGGCATCCACAAACTTTAAACATTTAGAATCTATGGGTTTTCTAAAAGAAGATATTCTTGGTCTTAGAACCTTGGATGTAATCAATGATTGCGTAACGATGGCTGGTGTCAAAGATAGTCTTGACTTAGCAAAATTACCTTGGGATGATAAGCCTACGTTAGATTTGTTATGTAAGGGCGATACGCTTGGTGTATTCCAGATGAAATCACCGGGAATGGTTAGAACTCTCAAAAGTATCGCACCAAAGAACTTTGTCGATTTAATTGCCGTAGTAGCCTTGTATCGACCAGCGTGTATTATCACAGGTATGTTAGATGAGTACATTGAACGCCGTAATGGAAAACCATTTGAATACTTGGATGAACGATTAAAAGAACCATTGGGTGAAACATATGGTATTATGGTTTTCCAAGAACAAGTTATGCGTGTATGTCAACTTATCGCTGGATATTCAATGGCAGAAGCCGACACAGTAAGACGTGCGGTTGGTAAAAAAGACTATGATTTAATGCAAGAAATTACGGCAGAATTTGTTGACCGTGCAGTTGCGAACGGAACAGATAAAGATATTGCAGAACAGATACTTGAACAAATTGTAGCATCATCATCCTATAATTTTAACAAAAGTCACAGTCAATCATACGGCTATATGGCATACATTACGGCATACCTAAAAGCACATTATCCGTTGGAATTTTATGTGGCAACCATCAACTCCGAAGATGGTAACCAAGAGAAAATCTTGCCATACATCCAAGAGATTAAACGCAAGGGCATCGAGATATTACCACCAGATTTACGCCATAGTGACCGCCAGTGGTCAGTCGATGGTAACGCTATTCGTGTAGGTCTTGCATACATCAAGGGTATCAATAAGATTGAGAAACCACAAGAATACACCATAGATGCCATCTTTAGTAAATACACAAAATTGCAACTAGAGGGCTTAGTCGGTAGTGGTGCATTAGATTTCTTGGGTGAAACAAACGAACTGATGGCGTTAATACCACAATATAAATCGTTTGATAACGACCGCAAGAACGCACAAAACAAGATTGACGAATGGAATCATAAACTGGTGGAACACCAACAGTTGATGCAAACGGAATCACCAACGGCAACACCAAAGCAATTGCAATCCATGGAAAAGAAATTAGAGAACATACAAAAGAAAATCCAAGAATGGACATCTAAGTATGATTCTATAACCCTCCTAGAATCGCCAGATTTGACCGCTAAGGTGCCTATCGCTTCGCTACGGTATAAATACCTTGGGTGTTCTTTTGAGAACCCATTAATGGAATATAACACAGAATTAGCAAACGGTCGTGACGTAAAAGCAATTATCGTTTCTGATTTTAAACAAAGAACAACCAAGACTGGTAAACCGATGGCATATGTGTTTGACCATCTTGGCAACAAGTATGTTATGTGGTCTTCATACTTGGTTGAAATGAAAACAGGCGTTGGATATTACATCCAATTGCGTGGTGACTGTATCACCAAGATGAAACCATTGGAACTAAAGAAATAACCGTATAAACGCAAAAAATTGGGGATATACCAACTAAGGTATATCCCCATTTATTTTATATCAGAGAATTTGTATACATCCGCTACTGTATACTGTAGAGATAATTAGACCACCATCCAATCATTTAACCGCAAGATATACAACCGTTGCACCTAATAACACATTAATGAGTTTGGCTCGTTGTTGATTCCGTTGTGCTTTCTTGATTATCTCTTTTTGCTGCGTTAAGTATATTTCGGCTTTCTCTAATGAGATTCTTTGCGTTTGCAGCGTCTGTTCTTGCTGCTTTAACAAGTTCTGTGCTTCGGTCAATTGCTTCCGTTGTTCTACGATTAGCGTTGATGCTTCCATCAATTGTTTGTTCGATTCGCTCGTTGATAACTTCGCTGCGTTCAACTGCATCTCCAATTCGTTGATTGTATTCAATTGATTGTCGATTGTATTCTCTAGCGTTGTCAAGTTCTCTTGTAGCGTTTCGTATTGGTGTTGTGTCAATGTTACTGTTGGTTCTTGTCCATAGGAATAACCCAATGGCAACAAGCATAAGAACCCCAATAGCAATACCAATCGAATACTTTGGATTTGACCGAATATATGTTTTAATTTGTTCATTCATTGTTTCTCCATTATGGTTTAACAATTGTTCCACGTTCGTATTCAATGTTTTCCAATACGTTTACTTTGTTTTGTAACATGGAACGCTCATGCCGTGTCACTTGTAGTTCGACTTGTGTTCTATGTAATTCAATTTCGGTTTGTCGCAATTGTTGCTCGTGTGCGTGTATACCACTAAACAATAGATATACACACACGAACAAACCAATTAAACATACCGCAAACACAGTGCCAACCGTTTTCATTAATGGGGGTTTTGCAATTCTATAATGCATCATATGTCAATCCCCCATTCAGTATGTGCGATATACCGTGCGTTTCCACGAATGTTGTCACCACCAGACCACGGTTGTTCATTCTCACGTAACACCCATAAATCCCATCGTTCACACGTAGAATCTGGACCGTAAGTATTATTCGGATATGGCGTTGGGTCGTCATAACACAAGTCCATTCCATCTTTGTTATCTGCGGCTTCTGCATGAGTCATTACGTGTTGCACATCCAGCGGAATACCGATTTGTACACACAGTAATGCTACTAGCCAGCTGAGGGCATAGATTTGTTCTTCTGTTGGTGGTTCTGTACCCATGTTTGACGGATTGATGGCATCCCAACAACCGTTCATTACGATGCCGATTGAACGACTGTTTCGCATATAGGTATGGTCACGATGTTCTGTTAAGTAGTCAACATCGGTATACATTTTGCCATCCTTGTCGATACAGATGTGGTATTTATCGGTATGACTTTGGTTGTAATGACCAGCAGACCAATGTAGATAAATGTGGTCAATATAACCTCGTGCGTTTGTTGCCATGGTCATCAACTCGTCTTTTGTTAATTGTCTCATTTCGTATCACCCTTTTCGTCATTAATTACAGGAACATTTGTTTGTTGTCGTATGTGTGCTTTCGAGTCTAGTTCGTCAGATTCACCATCGCCATCTGAATCAATAAGAGCGACACCATACGCAAGAAGTCCTGTTACAGTTTGTGTAGAGAAGATAACGGAGACAAACAACCTTAGCTCCGTTAAGAGAGACACGAGAATATTTACGTTTAGTCCGATGTGCATCGCATAGATAGCATATAGCCATACAATCAAGTAAATGAATATCGGAACAAAACTGGTTGTAATTACAAATTTTACGAATTGTAGAGAACGAATATTCCCATGGGTTTCTCTCAATCGACCCCAGTATTCCTTGGCTTTAGAAAATATTGTGTCCATTGATTACCTCCGAGAGTATTCTTCCAAGGCATCAATGCGTTGTCCAATATGTTTTATATCACTTTCCATTCCACTAAGTTTGATGGACATGTTGTATCGGTCAATACGACCTGTTTCAATATCCTTGAGAATTGCGGCAATAGTTGTGCTTAAGTTGTCAATTGAGACTTTTAATGGAGAAATAATCATGACTTTAAAAACAAAGCCGATGAAACTTCCAACAAACACAAGTATGCCACATATCAAGGAAATCATCGTAAGTAGTTCCATTGATTGCCTTTCGTATTAAAAACTAAGGGAGACGGTGGTGTCTCCCATGTTGTATTATAAGCTGTCAGAGGATTCTAAAATTGTATTGTTTCTATATCTGTAGATAACGTAGTATGGAGTTTGTTTTACAAAGAATACATTAGAAGTACCAACTTGTAAAGCCTTTCCAATATAGTCTTTTGATTTGTTATCAGATGTAGATACTTGACTAAAGAACCTTTCTTCGTCTCGTCCATATCCTTGTGCCTGATAGTAAGAGAAATCTAATTTAAGATTAACCCCATGTCCAATGCCTTTAGCAATATTTTGGAGAGATGAGCCAGAATAAGGAGCCCACATTTGGCTAGTGAGTGCATCATCTATGATTAAGGTGTCAATATCGCTAACCTTAGTTTTAACATAATTTTTGATTTTTTGGAACTCACTTTGACCAAGCGTTGGTTGATTGTTTTTGTCTCCAATATGATTCAACTCAACAACTTTATTGTTATAAATTGAAACACTTACTTTATCGCTACCACCTAAGCTGAGCTCTTTTGTCTCAACCAAAGAGCCTTTATCAAATACAGCGTTTAGATTACCAAAGGCAATATTAATATCTGAAATATGATTATCAAGATACCCAAAATATTCAGCCGTATATGAGTCTCCTGCATTAGAGCTTGAAACAGATACATCTGCAAGTCCATCTGAATTAAATTCAACAGTTTTATTATCAATTTTTACTTTAAAGTGTGGTTCGCCACTAAGAGTAAAGTTTGGATTTCCAACTAGTAATGTTGACTGTAAAGCTATTGGTTTATAATTTGTTCGTGGCATTGGTTTGCCCCAGTTAGAAATGACTGCTGAGAGAACAGAGTCAACAGTAGAGTCGTCACACCAGATGTTATTCTCCAACAGTTTATTTCGTGCTTGTTCGGCTGTAGATGGTTTACCGCCTTTTAAGCTATCAAGCCATTCTCTTTCTGTACCAATAAAGCCATTACGGACTGCCACACGATATGCATCGTCACCGTCACGACCATCTGTGCCGTCACGACCAGCCTTGCCCTCAAAGTTTGGGATAGCAACATTGACTTGTATAGGGTCAACCAAAGAAATTTTTGTAATAGTATCGTCTGCCATAGTTTGTCTCCTGTAAAAAAAATTAATGCATAGAAATATCATGGATAATCTCGATGTCACCCATGCAAACTTTATAGGACTTATTATCCTTGATAAGAAACACATCGTATTTTCCCTTGCGTATTCGTTCATCAATACCAAGAGTTATATCATATCCAATTTGTACCAAGACTTGATTGCCACTAATCGAACACATTGCCGTACACAAGACATTGTTTTTCATGTCTCTGATTTTGCATACCGCAGATGCATCATCTAGTG